GACCGGAAAGCCTGATATCAGGCGGAGGTGAGGTATGAGTAATAACTTGTCACAGGCCACCAACGGACTGTTGATGCAGCTGGTGATGGATCTCAAAAGTGGCTATCTGCGCCGCTGTGAAGCGCTGGGGCTTTCCCGGGAAGAAATGCAGATGCTGCAGGGGCTGAGTATTGAGGAAATTCACTATCTGTCAAATTCAGAGGTGTCAGTGCTGCGGCTGGATATTAACCACAATAACCTTGTACGCATGCTGCAGCAGGCCAGGACTGAACAGAAACGCCTGCAGCGAATCGATCGCGCTCTTGCACTGGGGGGATCGATTGAACTCATGGCGTTTTATTTTGGCCTTTCCAGTGTGGACGTTGCAGCACGGCGCCGTATTTCAGGAATTGATGTGCGCCCGGGGCGGGGTATCACACTCAGCGATGATGAAAACTCTGAACTCTGGAGACTGTGGCAGAAAGCAGGGATTAACGATGTGGAGAGCGCTGACGGGCTGGACGTCATGATGCTCTGTGCAGAGCAGATGAATATCCCGCTCACGGCCGTCTGGCATGCTGTCAGGGGGTGGCATACAGCCGGAAGCCCTGAACAGGTAAGGAATGCGTCATGAAGATGAAAGAGCTGGTTCCCGGTCTGCTGAGCTGTCCCGGGGTACCGCCAGCCTGCCAGCGGAAGGCGGTGGACCTCGTTAACCGGTTTCGTCGCGGGGAGAGGAATTACCATGAACTGAAGAAAAAGGGATTCGGGTATATCAAGATTAATGTTGGTCCGGACTGGCGGTTACTGAGCAGGAACCGGGGACAAACCTGGGCGCTGTTGAGTCACGAGCGATACAACAATATGAGACTGAGGTAGAGCAAAATGACTGATTTTGGTTCAACTAAATATAACGCCAGTTTTGAAGAATGGCATGAAGTGTTAATGGACTATGCCGGGTTACGTGGTGGAAGTGCCGCCGATGCCGAAGCATGGCGCGATGACTATGAAGCTGGAAAAACGCCTGTCGAAGCATATTGCGATGAGTGGGGTGATGAATGAGCAAAATTGACTATCAGGAGCTGCGTGAGGCGGCAGAAAAGGCAATGCATGACGACTGGGGATTTGACACGGACCTTTTCTATGAGCTGGTAGAACCATCGATTGTGCTGGCTCTGCTGGATGAATGCGAGACGCTGGCAACTGAGAATGCGAAGCTGAAGACAGCACACCCTCAACTGTTCGGGAAAGCTGAAGGAGCGACAAAATGAGCAAGCCAACCGACGAAGAAATAGTTCGGGTGTTGGAAGAACACGGGCGCTGTATGACTTACGTCGTGACCAACTGGCTTAGGGATAAATATCGCACACTCAAAACGGCATACGTTTTGCGTCGTCTAAAGAAACTGGAGTTCGACGGGAAAGTAAAGCGCGTTAACAGTTCTTATATAAGACAAATTTGCTGGGAGGCAACCAGTGAGCGAGATTGATTATCAGGCGCTACGGGAACGTTATTCACCTAAGCCAGTACCTGAATGCTCTGTTTGTGGCGAGGAAATGTCAATACAGCGCATATCTGGAGCACATGTTGTTTATGCCTGTTCCGGTGAGGGTGATGACGGATATTTTAAGATAGGGCGTACTTTTGCAGACGAACATTATGAAGAATCACGCGTAACAGTAGTTGATGATAGTGATCCCGATGTGATTGCACTACTGGACGAACTGGAGGCAGCAAAATCAAAACTCAAGGAGCAGCGTGAATATTACGAGGGAGTAATCGCGGATGGGAGTAAGCGTATTGCAGAACTGGAAGCACGGGAAATAAAACCAGCCAAAGGCGAAGTTCTTGTCGTTGTATCTGGTTTTACTGGTTGCGGAAAAAGCGCCATTGCCGGGGAAATAGAAATCGCGATGAAGGCTATTGGTGTGCCGGTTCTATGGACTAATGGCGATGCGGAAAAGCGCATGACAGGAGCTGACTGGCTGACAGCGATTGAGATGTACAAACCAAATGTGCGCATCGTGGAAGTTAATGTGCCACGCGTCGCTGGCATTCGCACCAAAGGAGAGTGATATGGCGTTAACACACCGCGAACTCTGTCAGATTGCGTACAAGTTCCTTAAGCGCAACGGGTTCAAGGTTTGTTTTCATGACCGCTTTATAGCTGTAACCAGTACCGGAGAACAGCCAGATGCTATGGGATTCAGAAATTCAGCATCATGCCTGATAGAGGCGAAATGTTCTCGTGCTGACTTGTTGGCAGATAGAAAAAAGCGTTTTCGTAAAAATCCATCTCTTGGAATGGGCGACTGGCGATTCTTTATTAGTGAGCCGGGAATTATTTCAATTGAGGATTTACCACCTGGCTGGGGATTACTTCACGTTGTTAACGGAAGAGTACGGAAAGTACATGGGTGGCCCAGGGGTAATTGCTGTTGGGGTAATCCTGACGATAAGCCATTTACTGGAAATAAGCAGGTTGAATGCGATTACATGTTATCTGCATTAAGGCGCATGGAGTTGAGAGGGCACCTTAATGAAATATATGACGGTGTAATTGTTAATAAGAAAGAAGGAAACGCAGCATGATCACTATTACCAAAGAGCGACTGCTGACAATCCAGCAGTGGCGCGAAACATACGGACCTGGTAGCAACGTTGTATTGCCAGCAGAAGAAGCGGAAGAACTGGCACGAATTGCACTGGCATTGCTGGAAGCAGAACCGCTGGTGCCCGTCATGTATAAAGGAATGAAACTGTTAACAAAAGAGGGGCTTGAGCTTATTCGTGACGGTATTGCTGAGGCTACAGGACTGGAAGCAATGTGTATGGCTGAGGCTTTGCTGTCTGGGGCGTCAGTGCCGTCAGTGCCAGAAGAAATGTATTGGCAGGATGCGCCTGTTGGAGGCAGTAGCAAAGCAGCTGCATACGCGACAGGCTGGAATGCCTGTCGCGCCGCAATGCTTCAGGGAAAAGGAAAGTGATATGGCTAACTCGTTACTTGAAACCTGCAACAACTGGCAGATTCAGAGGGCGGAGATTTTATCTCGCAATCCAGATATGGCAATGACAATTGATAATCTGGACACGCTAATTGAACGGACCGTGCGTTCTGCAATTGATATAGCACATCGAGTGGATTGGGATTTCAGAGAAGCGGAGCGGCTTGCTAAAGAGCAGGAGAAAGCAGCGGGTAAAGGAGACTGATATGGATAAAAACACCACTGCTTACTGGAATCTGTCACTTGATACCGAATGCCCAAAATGCGGTCACAATTTCGATCTGCTTTGTGATCCAGATTTCTGGGAATTTTCTGGAGCAAAACAGGCATGTGAAGAAATAAAAGGTTACGAAACATGCTGTCCAGAATGTAACCATGAATTTAAAACAGATTTTGTGTATTGAGGCATAAGAAATGACCACTATAACCAAAGAGCGACTGCTGACAATCAAGCAGTGGCGCGAAACATACGGACCGGGTAGCAACGTTGTACTGCCAGCAGAAGAAGCGGAAGAACTGGCACGGATTGTACTGGCATCGCTGGAAGCGGAACCGGTGGCGTGGATGTGTGATGACGAAGATGGTCGTGAATATAACGGTCATAACGAGTTTTCTTATGGAAGACGCGGGATTCCCCTTTACGCCGTCCCGCCAGCGCCGAATGGATTGGTTAAAGCCGTAGCTTTCTATGAGCAGGTTAAACGTGAAAATCCGCCAGTTGAAACGGGAGCATGGAAAGACGCCGTTGACTGGGTGCTTAAACAAGCTTGTCAGGCTGTAAACACTGGCATCAATGAAAGAAGAACAATTGAAGAAAATGATGATTGAGCCGGAAGCAGCAAAAAAGCGCATTGCAGAACTGGAGGAGCGCCGGTCATGAGAAAAATCAGTGGAATGTTGAACCTGGAGAAGGCCAGGATGCAGTTGCGTGTTTTGTTATCAGGACCGGTTCCTGCGATCACTCCGATGTCGCATGCCGTGGCAATTAAAGTTGTGCCTGATGCTCCGGATGCGAGTGAGCGGAGGGTGGCTGAACTGGAACAGGCCTGCGCTGCCGCGGGCATTCGTATCAAAGGGGAACAAGTGAAATGAAACTGAAGATGCAGGCAATGGACGGCCCGGTGATTATAGAGAGTAGTGATGTGACACAGTTTTACCCTGACCATGAAAGTGGCGGGGGAACCAACGCCGGTGGGTATCTTTCTGGCGGGGGGAGGATAAACCCGGGGGGGGGGGACTCTTTTTTTCTGGTTAGAAAGGAAGAGAGCACAGCTGAACTCCCGTCACACAGTGATG